CAGTATCAACAAAACAAGTTTTTTCATGATAGACTCCTTTACACTAGTAAACTAGTATACAGTATTTACACCTTTTTGGTCAACAAATTTGGTAGGCTTATTACTTAGAAGCGGCACGATTGGCCATTTTGGAAACAATTTTGCTGGGATCACCGGCTGGGGCGCCTTGGGCACCAAGTGGATCTTCTGGGTCAACTGTGTTTTCTGGCAAAGACAAATAGATATATTTGGAGCCAGATTTGTCATCATCTTTGATGTCTTTGATTAGACTTTTTACAGTATCGTTATGATCGTGTGCAGCTTCCAAGGCAGCATAATTAAATGCTTCGTTGCCGGGTATATCGCGTACACGATCGATTACTGTATCAACTTTGACACGTGGAGTTACTGCACCGCTGGTTTGCGCTTCATTGCGAAGCCATTCAAGTGTTGTGATTAAAGCTGAATCACCGCGGCTATCAGCTTCGTCCTCAATTACTTCGTCTACTATGTCTAGAGACTCAAGAACAATTTCACGAATTTTCATTAACGACGCTCGCGGCCTAATTCTTCTTCACCACCAACTGCGGCATCAGTAGCATCAAACCCATCAGCGCCATCAGCATCTAAATCGCTTTCTGGTTCTGGACCAAGATCAGCACCGGCGTCTGCAGGAGCACCTGCATCTAATCCAGTGTCACCGCCCATGCCCATATCCATTGGCTGTTCAACTTGTTCGCCGGCTAGGCCACGAACTGCTGTGTCAGCTTGGTCACGACCTGTGCTGACTGCTTGGTATAAACTTGTTAGTAAAGGAGCCATTGCACCTTTGAATTGTTCTGCTTGCTCGCTGCCGATTTGGTCACGAATTGTATCTACCAGGGCTGGCATCTGTTCGTTTTGCATCTTGGATACTTTTTCCAACATATCTTGCACAGAGTCAACCATATCTTTGGCAGCCAATACTGCTTCGCTCTTGCCCATTTCACTTTCAAACAAACCTTGTTCGCTAGTTAGCCATTTGTTCAGGCCTTCTTTGACCAACATAAGTTCTATGTACTTTGGATTCTTTTCAGCGGTGTGTGCGCCAAAAGAACGTTTGATTGATTGAATGTTTTCACCCAGTGCTTTGGCCAAACGCTGTGCCTTGGCATAAGTTAAATTGTCATAGTCAATAGAAAAACCAAAGCGGCTTTCCATAACTTTGTTAATTTTTTGTGGTGTTACTTCGGTACGCATTTCAGAGAGTCTCATTTTGTTTATTCCCAAACTTTGTAGTATTTAGCTATATTATGTATTTTTGTCATCCTGTCCCGAGCAAGATTTAGCCGAGTTTCAGCCATTTCTAACCTGGGAAGACGGGTATCTACTGTTACATAATCTTGTTGTTTTTTTGCCTTTTCAATAATATTACGTAAACATAACATATCTGTATAACATTTATTTATTATTCTATCAACTGACAGTATTTCATCTGCCCTGGCATACTGTTGTTTGGTCAAGTAAATAGCGTACAAAATTGCTGAAATTTTGCTTTCAAAACGGTGCACCAGTTCTCTATTGACATCAAATAAGTCGCAAGTTTTGTTGGGATTTACAGTGAGTCTATACAGTCCCACTAGATATCCGTCTTTGACTTGCACACAAACTGGACGTGGTTCATTGCTTTGTATACGGCCTAACTCGCGAGAAGTCCAATGTTTGATATAATCTGCAGCAACGTTGGTTATTTCCTTCGGGACCGAAGTACGAGGTTTTTTAGCGTATTTTTTTTGAGTATGTGATCTTGCCATTTTCATTACGACGAAGTAATATATCTTGCGTCGTTAGTTGATTTGCTATAAGCTGTTCTCTTTCATTTAGAGAGTTTTTTAATATGCTGGGTTCGTGTTGAAAACGTCCCAATAAATCAGCTTGTTCATTATTTAAGGCAATTTGTACTTGGTTAATTAATTCTACGATTTTCATTTTGATACGAGGTGTACCACTAAACCAAAAACACCAGCTAGTAGTGCTACAAAAATAGCAGTACCAATTGTGATAAGAGTTTTGTTACTGTCGCTACCGACACGGCCAATGGAATCCTTGATGTCAACAATATGGGCTTCTAATTTGTCCATACGACCATCAAGATGTATTAATTTTGTCTCCAAAGCAGAGTATCGCTCCGCGCAAAGTTCTACGTGGGCTTCTAGACTCTTCTTTTCGATGTCAGTTGTAGACATAGTTCCTCGCTTTTTTCATGTTAAGCGATGCGTTGATTTGCCTGTGTGTGCCGTGATATGAGCCTTAATAGTTGCCTTATAGCATCTATTAGTATTTATGCTACGGGATTGATTTGCCTAAAGTATATGTTTTTTATAGTGCCATATGGATAAAATATCGGCAACATAAATCGAGCAGTTTCGGCAAGTCCGGTAATGATAGGTACCTGCTCAAAATCCTGTTGCAATCCACCTATAGGTTTGCCTGGAAGGTCGTATACTCCGTTGCCTTCTACAGCCCACTGCCAGGTCCATACCTGCTGTATGCCTTCATAGAAATCACCAAAGCTCAGTCGATCCAATTCAATTTCTACCACAGTAGGCAGTTGTATATGTTGTGGTTGAGTACGCAGGCTCATACATTGTATGACTGTTTCCCAGTTGCGCTGTTGATGTCGTTCTACTGCGTCAGGATCTGAGCTGCGGACCACACCGGTAGCAGTGATGTCTACTAGACTGTAGCCTTGAAAAAAATACAAATTAGATTCTGACATAGTGCTAGTATTTATCGGCCACAAAAAAAGCAATCATAAAGATTGCTTTCTTCGTTATAGTTAAAAACTATTAAGCAAACTTGATGCCACCTGCGCTTGATACAACAGCGTTAGCTGAAATTGTACGTACACGAGTTTGTTTAGTTGCATCGTTAGAACCAGTAGCTTCTAAAAGAACGCTTAACTGAGTTGAGCTAACTTGATATGCTGTGATAGTAGAATCGATAGCGATTTGCTTTAGAATTGATTCAACGATACCACCAGTAGCTGAGTCAGCTGCTGATAATGTGCCGATAGAAGTAATCTTTAAGCCGATTGGGTTCTTTGTTAAACCTAAACCGATAACTGTATCTAGTGTACCATCATATGTTGCGTCAACGTTGTTAACGCCATTTGCATCACCTGCATAACGTGTCTGAATTGCCATTTTAAATCTCCTTAATATGTGTGGTCTCAATGGACCTATAATTATTTATGCTTTCGAACAAAAAACGGGTTGTTATTAACGGGCAAATAATGCCTGGCTAAACACAGTTCTTTGTACCAATTTTACTGGGCCTTCTGGGGTACTGAATACAAATCCTTCGCCAGCTGGCTGTCCGTTTACATATTGCCCAATACCTTGTACCTGGCGTTCCAGTTGCTCGGTTAAATTGACTTTGAACGCATAAACCGCGTTCCAAATCGCAAAAACTGCGGCCACACCGTTGATGTGCTGATACAGGTATCCGTCTTGGTTTTCACCCAACAAAAACTTGCGTAATTTTTGAGTAACATTAGCAGATTGTAACCAATCTGATAATTCTTCGTGCGTTTGCCCAGTAATCTTTTTGTTTGCATACTGTTTCAACGCAGCACGTGCTTTGTCATCTAGGCCGGCCAAAAAGCTGTCGGCCACTGTGCTGTACTTCTTTAAGGTGCTCACTGCGGCTTTGTGCAAACGCACAGGATCATCCAATGTAAATTTGATATTGGCACTGGGCGTCAAAATTGCTGTGGGTGCATTAAAGTCAAGCCCTTGCCCGTTCCAAGGTTGTGGTCTAGCGTGTTCGTCGGCCAGATAAGTGTGTACCACAATACCGCCTTGGCGTCCGGCTATCTGTTGACCTAGACTGCTTTTTACTGGAATATGATATTCAACCACATTGGGTTTGAACACAAACTGGCCTTTGACTGGTCGAAGTGGTGCACTCCATAGCAGATCGCCCCAGAAGTATCCAGGTACATTGCCCACCGCTTGATCTAGACCAGGCCAAATGTTGGCAATGCGTTGATACAAATCGTTACGATTCTTGCCGCGCTCTTGATCGTAACGTACCCAATCTTCAGGGCTGGTAACTCGACCGTGCGGCTTGTCAAACATATACTTGTCCATCACAGTCAACTGACCGTCGGCATTACGACCAAATACCAAGGCAGGAAATCCATCCCACTTGATTGTCAGGCTGCCAGGATCTTTGATTACAGATTCCATTGCACCTACCATACGTTCAGCGACTGCTGTGCCATCAAATATGGCATCTTCAGGATGTGGAGTACGTGCTGGTGCTGCTTTGACTTCTAGCAGGACCTCATTGATAAAATTTAATTCCATTTTACTTTCGCAATTTGTTTTCTAAGATTGCAGCTGGATCAAAACTTTCACTGAAACCAGCGGCCTTGTCTAACATAGCTTGGAATGACTGGTGTGGAGTTTTAGTACCACCTAGGTGTACCCATTGGCCATTGTCATCAAGGCCAAACTCTCTGTTTTTGTATTTTACAATAATAGGTTCTTGCTGTACAATTTCCATACCAGGTACCATATCGTGTTTGATATCTTTTTCATCGTGTGCATCAGGAGCCGGAGCTGCAGTTGCCGGTGCAGCTGTTGTAGCGGCCGGCGCAGGTTGTGCCGCTGGTTGTGTTGCAGGTGCAAATGGTTTACCTGTTGCAGGATCAATAATAGTTGACTGTGTTGCAGCAGGTGCCGCGGCAGTTTTGGTAGCAGGTGCCGCTGTCTTGGGTTTGTTGGCACGGTCTGCCATATAGGTACTATAGACCTGTGTAACATAATTTTGCACGTCGTTTTTGTTGCCAGGTCTTACCTTGCTGACATCTATGTTGCCAACATCAAGTCCAGGATATCTCTTACCGGCCCACGCCTGCAGTTCTTTTTGGAATGTGGCAGGATCTTTTAAGTTGGTAACAGCACCACGTTGTGCTAAAAATTTGTTTGCTGCATTGGTTTCTAATTCTAGATTCAATCCACCGGCCTGTTTTGCTTGATCAATTGCTTGACGAGTGTTGCGTGCCTGTTGATATCCTTTGACCGCACCTTGGATACCTTTGGACAATGCACCTCCCAAGTTCTTTAGGCCTTGCTTGGCTTTTTGTGCAGGTGTGTTGGCCTGATTGGCAGCCACTGCCGCTTGTTGTTTTTGCTGAATATTTTGATCAAGTTGATCTTGATATGCTGTATCAATTGGAGCAGCTGGGGCAGGTTGTGCAGCGGGAGTTGCAGGAGTGGGATTTGGGATGCCAGTCGGAACATTGTACTTTGCTGTTGTTCCGGGATTGGTAGCATAAGCACCAGGTTTCTGACTGTAATCAGGCTTTGCTGGTGCAGCTGGTTTGCGACCAGTCCACTGTGTTTGATTATCGTCGGCCGGTGGGTTGGCTGGCGCAGCAGGATTTGGAGTACCAGTATTAGTGTTAAGTGCTTCTACAATAACTTCATTAATTTTCACGTTTCATTCTCCGTACACCACGCTTGAATTTTTCTGGCTCTTGATTACGGATTGAATTAATTAATCTACGTTCCAACTCCCCCGCTTGTTCAGCGTCGTAATTTTCACGTATGTAGTTGATTAGATTGATAGCACCCTGAATAACGTGGGTGGCACGGCTTTCCACAAGATTCTCACGATCTTTGTGTACTATTAGGTTATCTAATTCATCAAGAATACTACGGGCCCGCTTTTGCAAGATTTCAGCTCCAGTTTAGTATTATTTATTGAAGTTCACTCGGATTTAGATTTAAGACCGGCCAGCATCTGCTTTAATTTGATGCTTTCTACACTACTGCCCGGAGTAGGACCGGCGTTTTCCAAGTCAAATCCTTCTCGTGCCTGCGGTTTGGCCCAGGGTTTGGCATCAGTCACTGTGCTGCCGGTTTTGATTTGATTTAAAATATTGGCCGCCGGTTTTGATCCACCTGAACTTGTTTGTCCTTCTTCTCCCGGGTCAGTGATACGCATGGTTTCAATATTGTACTCTAGATCAATCTTTTGTCCCACACCTGTTGAGCTACGTGACTTCATACACTGGATTTGATAACGCCCACGTTCTTTCATTGCACGGCTGGTAAAGATACCAAACACGTTGTCCGCAGTATTGATCTTTGAAATACCACCAGCAATATGGCTATGGTCAAATTCAATTTCTTCTACTGCACTACGATTCAACTGACTCGCTGTAACTAACAGCACACCCAGCTCTTGCGACAAGTTACGCAGTTCTTCTGCCACATACTTGTCTTTGATAAACTGATCGTTGGGATTGACTTTTACACTCACTGGCATTACCAAGTCCAAGTAGTCAACCATGACAAAGTCTACCTTGTTGTTGGTTTGTATTTGATATTCTTTGATAAAGCTACGAATATCATTCACGTTGCTTTGTGCTGGTAGTGCTTTGATTCTATACTTGCCAGCTTTTTTACCCACCATCTTGACTTTGAGTTCTGTAGTATCAATGTCTTTGCGAATGTCTTTGGTGCCCATACTGGTCAACATAGCATCAGTACGCAAGGCCACCAGTTCTTCACTAAGTTCTAAACTTACATAAACACCCGAGAGTCCTTGCTGTATCCAACTCAATGCAATGTTCATCATGACCAAACTTTTGCCCGATCCCGATCCGCCAGCAAAGATATTGAGCTCGCCGCGGCTGAATCCGCCGTACAAAATCTTGTCCATGGTTGGCCAACCGGTTGACACTTGTCCGCCCGAATTGAAGTAACGGTCAATACGTGTTTTGGGATCATCGAAATAGTCAGTGCCTAGGTCTTTGGTCAATGAGATTTGTACTGCATCCTTGATCAGTTTCTCCACAGGATCGTAGTCACCTTCTTCCAGCAAATCCGCGGCTTTGAGAATAGCACGGCTGAGTTCTTCTTTTCTGCTGAAACCTTCAAACTCCTGCATAAACCATTCTTGATGTCCATCAATGGCATTGGGAATTGGCTTCAAGTCTATACCAGTAACTGCCCGAATCTGTTCATAGGTTGGCAAAGTTTTATGCTCTGCGCTGTGTTGCTGTATAAACTTGGCCGCATCTCTCAGTGTACGATCAAAGTTTTCTGGATTGTAAATGTTTTGCACACGCACAAAACTCTGTGCGTCCTGCATCATCATTTCCAAGAATAATTTTTGTATTTCGGGTGTGTATTCTTTTGCCATAGTTTAATTATATATTCTTTTCTTGCGTAGCTCAATTTTTAATTTGTTCGACTGACGTGCTTCAATAATGCTCTTGATAACAAACAATTTGCCAAATTCTTCCACAGCCGATGCCACGTCCTTGTGAGTCTCTTGCCAAACTGGGAAGGATACTGACCAGCCAAATTCAACCGCCTGGTCGACTAACCTAGCACCGGCCCGATCTGCATCAGGTACTACAATGACTTCTCTGCCCAAGCTATCAATGATGTCAGCTTGCGTCTCACTGCACTCGTTACTGAGTACTGCTACCCCATCTACAGCCATGGCGTCAAATGGACCTTCGACTACAATAACAAACTTAGCGTCTTTTAATTGACGATCCACGTTGAACACATAGTTAGGTTCGTAACTTGAGTGGTACTTGGGTTTAACAGTCTCATCAAATGTTCTTGACGTGTATCCAATGATTTGATTCCGCCAGGTAAAAGGAACGATCACACGACGGTTTAAATTGTATTGTGTTTCTGGAGTCCAATAAAATTCGTATCTAGACAAATCTATTTTTCTACCAGCTGTGTACAGAACCGCGTTGTGAAATTCTTTAGGTACATCACGATCATTGTTTAATGTGTAAAAATTACTGAGTGCGTGAAATGTCTGTGCTTCTTCTGGCAAGGGTCTTGCCTTAAAGTTTACAGGTTCTGCTTCTTCTATTTCTACTAGAGTTTCAGGTGCTACCAATTCACGGATACGGATAGCATCAATTACTAATCGCTTAACAGTACCTTCGTCTGCACCTAGCCAACTTAGTAACTTACGGAATTTGTATGTTAAGTGACGACCCGGAACATAGCTGGCTTTGAAGTTGCAGTTGAAACAATGATAACTAACACCACCATCTGCGTTCATTACTAATCCGCCACGTCCACGAGTGTCTGTGCTTTCGCCATTGTGAGGACAACAAACGCCGTTGAAACTGGTCCAACCCGAACTGGAATTGGTTTTACGTTTATGCGGTAATATTTGAGTTACAGCGTCGCGAATAGAGTTCAACATTCTGTATATTATACAGGATATTTTGTACTACGTCAACTGTTACGGGGTTGTAGAATAGTACGCTGGTAGTACTTCTAGATCCAAAGGAACACCATAATTGTCATCAATGTACACCGGAGTAACTGTGCCGGCAGCGTTGGCACTGAAAGTTAGTTTGTAGAAACGGTTTTCCAAACTGTCTATAGTAGCGCGGTCTAGTGTAAAATTACCTTGGCCTAACTGAATGTTTGCCCAAGTAATTGGATATGAACTGATAGTTTTTTGATTGGTAGGATCTTGTATTTGTGCAGTCATTGTGGATCCCGTCAAGTCAACACTTTTTTGATCCTGATTTTTAACTATGACTTGTATGGGATTATCAATACCTTGATAAACTTTGATTGGGCGGCTGTACACTTGGCGATTCCTTGTTGTAAATATGCGAGGATCAAAAATTTGAACTTCCGCAGTATTTGGGTAGAGATAGGCTTTTACGGTAATCATATTTTGGTCCTTATCCTATATTTATACGATATTCTTTTGATTGGCTGTATCCAGAATATAAATAAACAAGCACAACAATTATTGGACACCGTGGAAGATTTAACTCAACAGATAACAAAATTTTATGTATATTCTTATGCACGATCCTCTAACGGAACACCGTACTATATCGGTAAGGGCTGTGGTTGGAGAATGTTTAGTAAACAACACTCAGTCACTGTCCCCAAAGATAGATCTAAAATACAAATAATAGCAAAAAATCTATCGGAATCTGAGGCACACCAATTGGAGGCAAAATTAATTTCTATTTTTGGTCGTAAAGATTTAGGAACTGGAATTTTACATAACCGTAGCAATGGCGGAGAAGGATCTAGCGGAGCATATAGATCTGCCGAAACTCGTGCTAAAATTAGTGCTAGTAATACTGGTAAAAAATTACCAAACAGATCAGAAATACACCGCAAACGATTGTCAGACTCGCAAAAAGGTATTAAACGTTTGCCATTGTCTAAAGAACATAGAGATAAAATAGGGCAAGCACATAAAGGGAAAACAATTACTAAAGAAACTACAGATAAATGGCGTAAATCAATGGAACTACGCAAACAATCCGGGGTTATTGATATCCGCAATATTAAAAAAGTAACTTGTCCGCATTGTAATAAAACCGGCGGTGGTGGTAATATGACCCGGTATCACTTTAATAATTGTAAGAATAATGAATAACGAACAGACATCAGTACTTAGCTCCTACCCTTTCCTTTCTCACATCACCTACGGCGGTAATGATTACATCGGCATCATACAAAATTCAGACGAAGTTATAACTACTCTTTACGATTTTGGACAACTGAAAGACACTGAAGTCAAGCGTTTATTCCTGAGCTTGGGGGAAACTTGGTGGTGGGAAAGCAATAGATTAATGCCGATCAATGTGTTTTTAAAACAGGATTGGGCAATATTCAAAGCGTGTCTACGTACCATGAACTCAAAAGACGTAGAAATTATTATGGGCCCGTATGTGAGCCTAAAAGAAATGGCCAGTAAACGTAGCAAGCGTAAATCAATTACGCTGGTACGAAAAATGCCCTAGGCAAACCCGTAGCTGAGCCGTTCACAAATCAAATTCATATTGACCACTACCAAATGAGCATAGGCCACTGCGTGGCTTTTCTTGAAGTAGTAGTCGCCATCCGCAGGTTTTTCCCACACAGTTTTGGCCACTTCGGCCCAGGGCAGTCCGATCAGGTGTCGTTTGGCCGGCCGTATTACTGCCAAAAACATGGCCATTCTAGCAATCGTGGTCACAGCTTCGGGCATTTGAATTAGTGTCTTGTAATGATTGTTGATGTGAATTAACTGCCCACAGAACTCTGGCTCATACAACAAGTCCCACAAGGGTTCGGCTGTCATTAATTCTTGCAGGTGCTGTTCATTCTTTATCTGCGTATATAATGATACGTTTAGCAAGTCCAACTTCATATAGCCTCGGTCTTCGGCTGCCTCATAATCTATACTGGCCAAACCTGTGAACGGATCCTGCGGAATGTCGGTTACATATATACCAGTGTTGTGCGGCACCAACTTGTCGTCACGCAATATGCTGGCTGGCGTGTGCGTTAACAACCGCAAGGCCTGTGTGCGATCTCCAAAGTCAATGTCAATGTCTGACCGAAATTTCATAAGCCTGCCTTCTTTAGCACATCCTTGACCCATTCGGTATCACCAAGATAATCTTGAAACCTGCGTTGCCAGTGTGCAGGATCAATCCAAGGTAGTATCATTACCACCTGTTCTTCGGTAAGCCCATCAAGGAACGCAACCCCTGAGTCACAGTTATATATAATCCAAGGGCTAATGCGACCGGTAGCGATATGATGACAGATACGGTTAGTGTTGCCATACATAAAATAATCAGTAAAACCATTCCTAAGCTCAGGGTGGTCGTCTGCGTAGTCTTGCATTTCATTTAGTGCCCTTTCCAATGCGTCTTGTACTGCTTCTTTCTTTAGATACTCCAGCATCCACTCTTCATACAAGGTGTCTCGACACCAATGGTCTATTTTTTTATTATTACGCAGTAGCCAGTCAAGAAAATTAACAAAGCTAATACAACGTACAGATTGACAGTATCGTCCAAATTTGACGAAAGCGTTATAATAAGGACTGCTAACAAAATCTTCATAGCTTTTTAGCTTGGCGCTACCTTGTGTTACTTCGTAGAATCTCAAATAGGCTTTAAGTCCCAGTTGTACTCCCACTTCCTTTTCCTGTTGCCAACGTCGCTTGGGCTCACAGAGATGCACCGCAAGACTGGACTCTTTGCGGAATTCTTTTTCACAATACCGACACTTATAGATCGGACTTGATTCGTTTATCGTCCCAGCCGAGACTTTTTGCATACTGTTTAAGATCATCTTTATTGTTAATTTCTGACAACAGCTCAATATCATCTTCACCAAGATCAGGGCGTAGTTCGCGTAAAAATTTCTTGGCCTTGTTGTTGCCAGTTTCTCGTTTCTTGGCTGCCAACCACTGATGGTACTGATTGCCCATACCCGGACTCACTGTGGTGGCCAACAACCACTGTAGCTTTTTGTGCTGTGTGGCGTTGACGTCGAAGAAATTTTTATTCAATCGTTCGTTACAACTCATCAAGTAGTAGGCCTGTAAATCTGCATTACCAGTTACAGTGGCACCATACCGAATCATCAAGAACGGACTAAACTTTTTCTTTTCTTCATCTGAGAGGCTGTCGTAAAACTCGCGGTTTTTACGATCAAATGCTGCCATCTCACTTTTGATGCTTAATTTATCTTCCACTGTTGATCCATTTGGTTAGTTCTGTTGCTATCACATCGTGCCCGGCCACTGTTGGATGACCACCCGGAAACAACAGATGCGAGCTTCTAGCGTTTGCTTCTGTTGGCGTACCAGTACTGTAACTTGGTACATACTCCTTGAACGGTGCTGTTTCAAGTACTTGTCTCAATGTGCCGGGATAAAACCTTACCGGGTCAATGACTTGAAACTCAAATTCTGGATTGTAAAAATTGTGTACGTAGTAGTCTGTGATTTTATACTCTCGGCACAACAATGTCAACAAGGTCACATTCTTGTGATAATTAAATAACTCTAATCTTTCCGAATGTATGTATTTGTAATAGGCCGGCGACAGATTGTCCACTGTGTTGCCAACCTGTAGTTCTAGTGTGTGCGGATCCTGTTCCCACAGTTGATCACGTGCAGGTGGTACTGCATTTGGATGCCAGGCTATGCCTCTACTGATGTCTGTGATACAGAATAGTGCTGTGTATTGTGTGTCGGCATTGTAGTCTTTCTCTAAGAAGTTTGTAAACGACATAACCACGTGATCAAAGCTGGTGGCAATACGACTGCGATCATCCAATGTTAGGCCCAGACGTTGAGCTAAGAGCGTGGGAAACGCTAGAGATTTGTCCTCCAGCTTGCCGCCAGCAGGCCAACTGTCACCAAATGTTAGCAATACATTACTCATACTGGATGCCAATCGGGCGGTAGTGTTTTGGGGTCACGTGACAATTCATACACTAGTATAACACGATCTATGGCTTCTTGTAAAGCCGGCGTTCGTTCGGCTGTGTTGAATATGTCCATCCATTCGTTACGACGGCGTTCCAATTCAATACGAGCTTGCAGTTCGGGTGCCACGCTGTGTAGCACTCGTTCACTTGAACCGGCTTGGCGTTTGTATATGGTTAGCCCACCATCGGGACTTTCATATACATCATATGACGATATCTGGCTGGCTTTGTATATGGTCATTACCAAACCTTGCTATAATCTATAACCTCACTTTGACGACTGATGTCTTTGATGAAAAAAGCACACATTGGTTCTGGGCCTTCGGTTAGGGGTATTGCCAACAGTTGCCCGGGTTTGAGTTTGGGAAAATACCATTTGACATCTTGGTAGATATCTACAATCTCCACCGGGTGGAACTCAGGTTTGAAACTGGTCAAGGGATTGAATGTAAAAACATTAAAACCGCGATCATTGATACTGGTCAACGGTACTACTTCTAAATCGCCAAAGTCGGGTTCACCAATCAGTAGTTGCCAGTCCACAGGCATACGCACAACATTTTCGCCAATTTTTAGTACCAAAGCTGGGCTGTTGAATGATTCTAAAAAGATCAAGGGAATGTAAAAGTAATCAGGGTCCTTGGGATCACTGTTGTCAAGTACGCAAAAACGTACCTCATCTATTTCTCCCGGGACCTGGTCCATGGGATATGCTGTATTATCTAATGTTAATATTCTCATTGCCAAGAGGCCTTTTCTATAGTAAATGGGTAGCTTGCTTCTTTGTAGAACTGCTTGCGTTTGGTCAAATGCCGTTTGGCAAATTTACAGGTGCTGGTTATGTCCCAGATTTGAACGAAGTCTTTGTCTTCCGCTTTGCGTATACCACGGCCGATTGACTGGATAACACGGACAAAGGATTTACCCGGTTCAATAAGCACAAGATTAAAAATCCTAGGAATATTAATACCAACAGCGGCGACACCATAAGTAGCAATAATAATCTTGTTAGTACTTGTCGCAACGTCATCATATTCTTCTTTCCTATCCCCGGCTTTGGTAGCACCACTGACAAAAGCTACGTCGGGTTTGTCTGACAGCAGGCTGAATAATGTACTTAGCTCTGTTTGCAGTAGGCGGCCAGTTTCTATTCGATCAACCAAGATCAATGTGTTGCCACCATCTTTGATTGAGTCAATCAATCTGGCCAGATACGCCACGCGATCAATATTGGTCACTAGGTATTTTAATTCGCTTTGATAGTCTCTGTACTCTACCGAGTCTTGTAACTGTACTATGTTCACGTGACAGTTGGCCAAGTGCCCGGCTTCTTGTAATTCACTTGCACTTAATTTTCCTATTACCGGACCCAAGCTACAAAACAAACTGACTTTTTCGTAATCTTCTTTGGGAACAGTCCCAGTTAGTCCCCAGCGGATAGGTACTCGTGCAAACACACCAGTAAGCAAAGTTTTTAATGCGTCGGCTTTGGCCATATGTACTTCGTCTACCATGACACACACTACATCTTCAATAAAATCGCCGATGGTGACATCGCCTGTACCAGCCTGCGTGTTCTTTAACAAGACATTTAAACTTTGCCAGGTACAAATGGTATGAGTACGACCAATGTCTTTGCGATCACCAAAGTACACTCCAACATCAAGACCCATATTGACATAGTCATCTTCGGTCTGTGTTACCAAGCTCTTGTTAGGAACAATAACAATTGATCGCCCATAAGGTTCTACGCTTTTGCTCAAGGCCGCGGTCATAATAGTTTTGCCTGCACCTGTGGCCACTTCTTGTATGCTTTGTGGATTGGCCAAAAACTCGTTTAGAATCTGTATTTGATAATCTCTAAGTACTATAGGTTGACCTTCGGCTGGATGACCTTTGGGCCATAGCGTGTCGCTGAACGTGTCTTCGGTAATTTGTTCAAAACTAAAACTGGTTGAATAATCTCTGAGGTCTTCAATTTCTATGTCGTAATTGCGACTTTCCAAATACTCAATGATTTCAGGCAGGAGATTGATGTAACTAGATCCACCTAGCTGAAAGAAGGCAACCTTGCCGTCCCAACGTCCCAGTCTAACTGCCGGCTGATAACGAGCGCCCGGCACTTCATATTTGAACTTGCGAACCAAAGCCGTACGATCACTAAGATCCAATCCTTCGATCTTGACGTTGACTTCGTCTTTGATAATTAATCGAGCTTGCAAATGTCTCGTCCTTTTTTTACATTCTTATTATACACATCATTTGTAAAATAAACAACCTTCTCTGCTGTCTGAATCCACACTTGACGATCTCCGCCAAACAGCATACCTGCTGTACTGATCAACAAAGGAATATTGCCCACGGGAATTCTTGGTATTTTATTGGTGTATATCAAACGAGTATCTGCTGTTATTTGTTCTCGGTTGTTTAGGTTGGCCACTTGCTCTTTGTCAAAATATCCAATCATTTGCATTGTCAATCGGTTGCTTTGATCGGGTTCGTATACATATATGGGAAATCTATTGGTAACAGCTGCGTAGGCAATCAACTCTTGTACCTGATCCACTTGCGACCCGTTTCGATCTACTTTGACTTCTCTGTTGGTACACAAACTCCAAAACCTAGGACCGTGCTGTTTGATAACAGTTTCTTCAATAGCCGGATCAACTGTGTACCCCAGCAAGGGCGAATGATCAACCAGGCGCAGTAGATTGTCAAGACCAAACCCACCAAGATTTGTGTCAACATACTCGATCAAACTGTTGGCAGCGTTTGCAATATGCAATTGGTCGTTGTGTTGTGTCAATTCAATTCGGTAAGAATTTTTTTCTGCGGACAGAATCAAATCCATCAGATCCGATAAACTTTTGTCAATGACAAAATTGTTGTTCTTGCTAAAAGTGTATATCAGGTTCACATTGTATTCAGTCAAATCAGCTTGCCATACTCGAGCTTCTCTGTTGAAATGTATGCGGCCAGAGCTTTCACGACTTTCGGTTCTAATATGCTCAATAAGATTTTGATCGTACGGAAAACGTATTTTAATTAGGTTGTCTTCGACCCACACTCGTGTACTGCGATCGATGTTGCGAATGGGATTTCTAAATACTGGATTTGTTTTGACAGATTCTATATCTATCTTGTGTTTGTTTAATTGTCGCTCGTATTTTAATACCAATGCCACAGCCAAGGCCGATTGCTTGTCAGTGAATCCAATGTTGTTACGTGCTTGCTCGGCAAAACTTTCAACAATTTTGACATCGTATCTGGCCAGGTTCAACGAACTAGCCGGCAGTTGAAAAATACTGTAGGCATTCTTGCCAGCGGCATCTCGAAAACCAGCAATAAACTCAATGTAATCTTCAATGTGTGGGTATGAGTATTTCATATGTGTATTATACTGTATTTAAACTGCAAAGTCAAAAAAATCCCCAGGTATTTCTACCCGGGGCAAACTGGCTTCGGGAGCCAGACTGTGATTCAGGAGCTAGATTGAATCACAGCGATAAAAAGTTTACAGGTTCCTTAAAAAATGTACAGGCCAAAACCAATCTGGGAAATTGTGTAGCCGACTGCATACGAATACTGTGTGGAATTTGACTGTTAAACACCACCGGTTGCAACAATTCAAATCGTCCTACCAGTTCACACTTGCCAAGATCCACTGACTCTAGATCGTAATAGGCATTGCCAAACTTGTTGATAATCGGAGTCACTGAGTTAAAAATTTCTTCGGGTACACTATACCATTCGTTGTAACTGCCGGCAGTATTCAAAATGGGAAAATTTATTTTGGCAGTTACCGGCAACTCGTCCACGTGCAATCCTACATCTTGGTTGTTATTGCATACTGTAACACTTACTTCACGCAACCTTAGGCCTAAGTCTCTGGTCCACTGAACCAACTCAGGAACTGCTCGTACATACTCTGCTGTATTCAGTTTGTTCCAAAGACTCAACTCGTCCAAATGATCAAAAAGTTCAGTCCGTGTTGTCAAGAACTCAACGGTTTTAGTTTGGATAGTAGACTGTAATACAGGATCACAGTCTACTGGTACAAACGGTTTAAGCATTAAGCAGCTTTCATACAAGTAACTTGAGCCATAGCCTTCCATTTGAGCGGAAAGCTCTTACGTAAGTCTGCTACCTTGATTGCCATACGCAAGCTCATTTCACGGAATTTATTCTTGTTCTCTTCCAAGAACTCAATGATTTCGTCTTGTACTGCTTGCTCAAAATCATACTCAGCAAACAACTCACCATCCTTGGCAATCTGCTTGATACGCAACACTTTGTCACGCATTGTGTCAAGAGTCAAGTCTAGGTAGTGACAACGTGATTGTAGTGCATCCAAGTGATCACGCAACTTCTGGCTTTTCATTTGATCGAACTTAAGGTTAGTGATAAAGATCACTGAGCCGTTGAAGTTGAAGCTGTCCGGAACGCCTTCGCGACGCAACATATTGCTATCACTTAACCACGAAATCTTACGCTTCTTACCAGAGTCCAAAGCACCCTTCAGCAGGTTGAGTGCAACATCGTCAACAAGAATTGAGTCACAGTCGTCAAATACCAACACACAGTTTGAATCACTATACTTGTAAAGTGTAGTATACAAACCTAGGGCACTGGCACTACCTTTGACAACTTCGGCACGGAGACGCTTGCCAGAAATCTGGTCGAACAAACAAGCCTTCTCAACAATACGCTCTACACCGAACGACTTACCAACTCCTGGGGGACCTGATACAATCATTGCACGGATGTCGCCGTTGGTAGCGGCAGTGGCCATCTCGTCCAAAATTTCAAAACGCTGACGAATACGTTCAATAACTTCTTCGTCACTCTCTTGTGCAGTTTCTAATGCCTGAGTTTCTTTGACCGGTGTATTACCTTGCTCAACAAACTCGGCTTCACTAACAAAATCATAATCGCTCATAGCGTCTACCTTGACACGGATTTCTTCTGGAAAGCCGGGGAAACGGCCGCTGTTTTTTACAGTCACATAATTGCCTTTGGCAGTGGTTTTAAACTGTTCTACCAATTGGAAAACCTGACCGCTGACGTCTGTAGTGCGATAAGCACCACTTTTGATGCGAATAAAAGATATGTTTGACATACTAGCTCCTTTTTTGATTTAATACAAGTATTATACTATTTTGACAATTATAGGTCAAGCACCATAATATACTGCGTCTGCATCGGCAAGCTCTTCGGCCTGTTCCAACACATCAAAATCTGACTCCTCTACCACCCAACCTGCGGCACGAAGTTCATCGCGTCCGGCACGGGTCTCTTTCAAGCGATCCATTTGATTGTGGATAGCATTGATCGAAGCTTCTAAATACTCACGACTACGCCATTGCTCAGGAGTAGCATAACGTGGACGAAAACCAAAAAAGTCTTTATGGAAATCGCTCAAATAACTTTGCAATTCTTCAACTGATAAATCTGCTAAATGGTTCTGCATCGTTGCTCCTTGTTATTCACTATACAAGTATTATAGCATTATGGCATTTTTGGGTCAACCAAAATCAGCGATCTAGACCTATGTAATAGCCACGATCTTGGGTGTTGTCTTTATGCAACACCACCCGAGTTTGGTCAGTGACCACTAACCCTGCACGATATTCTACTTCTTCTTGAAAATCACGTTCCATACCGGCAATCCAGAGATTATATTCTTGCTCAAATGGAAATGCTGTTTCATATTCGTTGATAATAGCGTTCTTGAGTTTCATACGATCCTTAATTAAAATATTGAAAATAGGTTTTTTCTGCTTCTGCTCGACGTATATCGATCTGTTCAATTAGGGCCAGGCTACTGTATATTTGTTCAGTATCGATATTATGTGCTTGATAACCTTCAAATAACATTTCTAAATATCCATCGCTGGGTAATTCGTCTGGATAATCGCCGGCCATATAATATACCATACATTCTACAGCCCGACCATTATGTAATACTCTGACCATTTTCTTTAGATAATAGGTGGGGAAACCTTCTAATGCGTCTAGATTGTGTTCGCAATCGGCGGTGATTTCCCACAGCACTCCTTGAGTATTATAATCGGGATTTTCGATTATATCTGCGTGACGTGCAAATCGAAATTCGTGCCCGATCAAAGTGGCTCGGCCCAAGCTCTTGGCGTTGGGGCAACGATTGGCCATTTGGCCTAAATTGGTATTCATACCATATGCAAAATATTTCATAACACTAGTATAGCATTATGATCTTTAATGGTCAATAAAAAACCCGCCTCAGCGGGTTTGTTATGTTAGTGTGTGCTAACTTAAAAATTAACCAATTCTACGTGCAACCACTGGCTTGTTGCCTGTGCCGTTTATGAATCTGTCGTATTCGTTTTTAAGAGCAGTGATTTGTTCTGCTGTCAAAGCCAAAATTGCAGCTGAGCCTTCGGCAATTTTAGTACACTCAATTGCGTCTGATGTTTGTGATTTTGTAAGTTTTACTAAAGATGGTGCTGTTATCCCAAACTGAACACAATAATCAACTGTTACATTGGCTGGTGTTGTGTAAGGACCTGGTTCAATTTGGCTAACTGCTGAATCTAGGCCATTGTTGGCAACCCACTGACGCAGGTTTGCTGTTTCTTCAGCGTGTGGTAGATCTGACTGTGCGTACAGGGTGTACAATATATTTTTGGTAACTTCTGACATTTTAGTATTCCTTTAATGTATTTATGCTTGAACTAAAAACCCGCTAGGGTTAGGTAATATAATACCACCTAGCGGGTGTATTGCAAGTATTTAGTCTAAATTACATCATATTAGGCATTGATGGCTGTGGATTTGAGTCATCTTTGGGTAAATCAAAGATAGCGCAATCTGTAGTCAACAATAGACCGGCCACGGACGCAGCATTTACCAGGGCTGTTTTGGCAACCTTGGTTGGGTCAATGACACCATCGGCCAGCATATCCACATACTGTTCACTAGCAGCATTGTAACCGTAGTTACCGGTACCACCCAGTACAGCATTCAGTACCACATCTGCCGACTCACCTGCGTTGCTGACGATGCAACGTAATGGCTCTTCCATAGCACGTAACACAATGTTGATACCAGCTTGTTGATCTGCATTGTCGCCCTGTAAACCAGCAATAGCTTGTTTTGCACGGATTAAGGCAACACCACCGCCAGGTACAATACCATCTTCCACAGCAGCCTTGGTAGCGTGTAGTGCGTCATCAATACGATCTTTCTTTTCTTTGACTTCTACTTCGGTAGCACCACCAACTTTGATTACAGCAACACCGCCAGCCAATTTGGCCACACGTTCTTGCAGTTTCTCTTTGTCGTACTCTGAAGTAGCTTCGTCAACCTGTGTACGAATTGCTTTGACACGTGCTTCGATTGCAGCAGGATCACCAGCACCATCAATGATGATGGTGTTTTCTTTGCTGATTTCAACACGACCTGCCATACCCAAATCTTCAGCTGTTACTTTTTCAAGTGTTAGGCCAAGTTCTTCGGCAACAACTTTACCACCTGTTAAAACAGCAATATCTTCAAGCATAGCTTTGCGACGGTCGCCAAATCCCGGAGCTTTGATAGCACAGGTCTTGACTGTACCGCGCATATTGTTCACTACCAATGTGGCCAGTGCTTCGCCTTCAACATCTTCGGCCACGATCAACAAGGGCTTGCCGGCCTTGCTTACTGCTTCTAGCACAGGGATCATATCGCGGATGTTGGTAATTTTTTTGTCAAACAACAAGATAAATGGATTGTCTAATTCAACCACTTGCTTGTCTTGATTGTTGATAAAGTATGGGCTTAGATAACCACGATCAAACTGCATACCTTCTACAACATCCAATTCGTCTTGTAGACTCTTGCCATTCTCAACTGTGATAACACCTTCTTTGCCAACCCTGTCCATAGCGTCAGCAATCATTTTGCCAATGCCAGCATCTGAGTTGGCACTGATTGTGCCCACTTGTGCAATTTCTTCGTTGGTTTCGCAAGGCTTGCTGATTGTGCTTAGAGCATCAACAGCTGCCGCGGCAGCTTTGTCAATACCACGTTTCAAATCCATTGGGTTATGACCAGCTGTCACATACTTCATACCTTCTTTGACAATGGCCTGTGCCAACACAGTAGCAGTAGTTGTACCATCACCAGCATTGTCTGCTGTCTTTGATGCTACTTCTTTGACCATCTGTGCGCCCATATTCTGAAGCTTATCTTTGAGTTCGATTTCTTTTGCCACTGTGACACCGTCCTTGGTAACCGTTGGGCCACCAAAACTGCGTTCGATAACCACATTACGACCTTTTGGACCTAGTGTTACTTTGACAGCATTGGCCAGGATGTTTACACCCTCAACCATTTTACTACGTGAGTCATTACCAAAATATACGTCTTTTGCAGCCATTGTTATTCTCCTTGTGTGATTACGCCGAGGATGTCTTCCTCACGCAAAATTAATAATTCTTCTCCGTCAACTTTAACAGTCTGACCTGAGAACTTGCCAAATAAGACTTGATCGTTAACTTGTACATCAAGTGGGATCAACTCACTTGTTTCCTTGTTACGTTTACCGGGCCCAACAGCAAGTACTGTGCCTTGATCGGCTTTTTCAGCGGCTGCATCAGGAATAAAGATGCCGCCCTTAGTTACAGTTTCACTGTCAACACGGCGAACTACGACCCTATCAGATAGCGGTTTTAGATTCATCATAATCTCCTTTAATGAAATGAATAAAATTTAGTTTGTTTATTGTACTACAAGATTGCGGCATTGTCAACAACTACCGCAAAAATATTTATCTCAGAAATATTGACAATTTGTTCTTGGGAAGAAGCACTCGTTTATTTGTAAGGGTACTATTTTGTTGGCTTCCAAAACGGTTGCACGACCCAGGCCAATTGCCAAACTGTAAGTAAAGCCCTGATTACACACCACTAGATCAGCGCCAGCTATCACATTGGCCAAATCCAAAAAGTCCCGGGCTTGATAATACTCAAGATCAATACCAAAAGTTTTAGTAAAATCTTCGTACTCGCTTGGAATACCCACAAATACAGCATTATCAGCAAGCATACCTGTTTCAATAATATTGCGCCAACCTTCTTCCCCGTCAGCTGGGCGGTATCTTGCCGAACGTGTTACTACAATGGGTTTCACTGTACGAGCGTCTGCTTCTAACCAAGGAGTATCATAATCTGACATCAAGAACGGAATGCCAAATGTTTTATGGTATGCCTGTAGTATGTTACCTTCAAATGTGCGGTAGAGCACCGCACGGTAACGGTCCAGGTCTACCTCAGGCTCAGCATCACCTGGGTGCCAGGTAACAACGTCTGTAATATAAGTTTGACGTTCCAACAACGGAGCAAGCCATTCAAAATCTTGCGTAGTAAAACGTCCACGATGTTGTGTGTCTACCCCAGCAGGGTCGTAGCCGTACTTGGCTAGGCAAGGTTCAAGGTTTTCTATACCAACCTGAAATTCGCCACCACCCATTTTTTTGACTATGTATAAACTGTAGATTAAGTCACCTAGGGTACCCGAATGTCTATAGGTTTTCATTTATAACTTTTTTCTTCTACCATGGTACTGCCACATTGTACGTTAATATCTCGTTTCAACTGGGCACGTAGATCATTTTTTATGTAGACCTGGCGAGCCGCTTGTATAAACTGTGTACCAAATGCACCATCTCGTTCGCATAGTCTTTTAAAATCTTCAATGTCCCAAAGCTCTGCATTGATTTCTCTCAAACGATTTGCGCGGTCGGACACGTCGGGAATGATTAGGTCATCAAAGATGGCTAGTAACTGTGCCAACTCTCGCCGTACATTCACTAGCTTGGCTTCGTCGGTAATCTTAGTTTGTTTAATTTGTAGGATAGTAATTTTATCTATTAGTTCGCCTACACTAATTGGTGCCATTATAATCATAGATAGCTTTCTATTGCTGTTGTTATTGCCGTAACATCAAAATTGTTGTTACAAGGTGTTGTGCCCTTTTTACAGGTCCAGGTTACTACAGGACGTTGTTGTTCGTTGTAGCATCCACGACATTCTTCAAGTGTCTGTACTGCTGTGCAATTATATCCCATCACACGTTTACGGTGTGGCAGTATGCTGTCTACCGGTATGTTTGTAAGTAATGCTACTATAGGTGCTTTGCTGGCAGCTGCACACCAATAAGGCCCCGAGTCAATGCCTACAAAACATAATGCGTGGTCGCATAGATACTTTAACTGTTGATCGTTGAACTGTTCTCTAGCATCTACAAACAGGGGATGATCAATAACATAATCTGTTGGACCACCAACACAAACTACTTTGAAATCTGTGCGAGCTTCAAATAATCTTGCATAAACGTCAAACCAAATATCCATAGAAATATTTTTTTGAGCATAATGCCAATTACGCATATGGACTACAACAAACCTATCGCCCACAGGTTTAAGAAATTCTTCAACTACTTGCCGATCATTGTCGTCCGGAAAAAGCTCAACGCTGTGGTCCAATACGTTATCTCCAAATGCACGGTAAAACATACTGTCTACAAAATGATTAACAGGATTAGATTCGTATGCGTTGTCTAAATTAATATACACGTCATAGTTTTCAATTGTGGGAGGATCATTCACGTGATACATATTGCGTATGTGCGGATTGTTACGCCATACTGCTAGTTTTTCTGTTACTACATCAATATTAGAATTTTCATATTGTTTTTTAAGTTCGCGAACAACACCAGTGGTCATAATAACATCGCCAATGGCGGCTCTACGTCTAACAAGTATGTTGAGTGGAGTTTCTATTTTCATTCTGTTATGATTTCAGGGAAATAACGCAAGAACATATCTTTTTCAGATTGTCTAATTTTTTTAATCTTACCAACTATTTCTGTGTAAAAATTCCAGGCCAATGGCACAAACACAACCAGCTGGTCCTTGGCAATTGATTTGATATAGTCACTGCTGACCACCGGTATTGTAGTACCCGGGCAATATAATCCTTGCTTCAACGGATTATCGTCAACAACACAATCTAGGGTAATGTTGCTGGCGTTGATTAGCGTCATACCTTTGGCGGCTGCACCGTAGCCAACAATCTTATATCCCCAATGACGATACTCGTCAAGTTGATCTTTGAGATCTATTAGCAATTGATTTACTCCATCCGCCCACTTACGATAAGTAGATCCTTGATGTAGATGGCTTTCTGTAGCTAGAACATTTTCAATACGATATTGATTGTTGGGCTGTTTAGCCAATACAAAAATATAACTTGTTCCGTGTATAGGAGTTTTAACTACATCAACTAGATATAGACCGGCACGTTCTGCCAGTGCCTTCATTGACTCGGCATTGTAGTAGCTAATATGTTCGTGATAGATAGTATCAAACTCACCATTGACAACCATATCCGCTTGACTTGTGCTAATAAAGATTTTGCCGTCGTTCTTTAAATAGTCTCGGGCTAGTTTAAGATAACTCAATGGATCTGGAATGTGGGCGAATGCGTTTTGACTTGTAATAACGTCAAAGTCTCTACCGAGTCCGTTAGCTGTTTCTTCATTCCAGAACCCACAAACCACTGAGTGTTTTGCACTACTTGTGGGATATAAGTTTTTGGCCGGATCTACACCATAGGTAGCATAGCCAATTGATTTAAATGCATCTAGTTGACTGCCATCGTTGCAGCCAATGTCTAACACACTTGATGTCCAGTGATTGAAGTGCTCACGAACAAAACGGGCGTACCAATTCATATATTCTACATAGGTACCCGATGTGCCACTTACATATAGATAGTGTGTATAAATTAGTTGGGGATCAACTGCGTGTGTAAGTTGTAAATGATCACAGTCGCCACAGCGATTAATTGCAAGTGGATAACTGGGTTCTGGTTCTGCTGGGCCAGATTTAAAGTTATTAGCCAAGGGCTGTGTACCTAGATCCAATGTGGGTACTAGCCAAGACCCGCCACAGGCCAAACATTCTGTAATAGGGTTACAATCGTTCATTAGTTTTTAATAGCCTGTCCAGTTGGTGCAATACAACCTTCCACACCAAGATTTTGTATTTCGTGTACGTGATCGGGATTTAAAAATTTATACAGTACGTGTTCAATATCTATATAACCATTGTTGGCCAATCGTTCTGCAAAGAATAAAAAACTATCTTCGTAGACTGAGATTACTTCATCTAATCGTGCGGTAGGCCACGACCATAAGCGAGCCATATACTGTAGTGGTACTGTAGTTGTTGCTAGGGAAAATTGACTTTTATGTTTTGGGCCAATAATTATTTTATCTTCAATTTCAAGTTGATCGTATGTGTCGGGATCAAACATATCGTTTAATACATAACGCCCGGACATTTTGTGTATGCGATCGATTTTATTTTCTGCAAACCAATTGCGAGCTTTGAGTTCGTTTAGCACTCGGCCAAATACCATAATTTCTGTGCCGTTCTTGACCACGTCCCAGTTATCATTGTCGTACATATCTTGTACATCAGGATCCGTACTGTAGTCAAGAAATACATCTGACACAGATTCTAATCGAGCTCGTTGTTCTGCGGTAGGAGGAGTACCACAACATTCCATCACGACAATCTTGGCATTGGGAATTCGTGCCTTGATACTGTCTATGGTACCAATGGTTTGTTCCAGTCTTTGTTCGGGTGTGTATACACCAAATTTGCTGTTAATAGCCGACGTTACTATAAAGGCGTGTTTTATTTGCTGAGCCAACGTGTATTCTCCAAAGTCCAAAGAGTCATTTCTCGAATGCGTTCACTTAGTTTAATTGTAGGTTCCCACCCTAGGCTCTTTAACAAGCCGCCATCAAGGGCATAACGCAAGTCGTGGCCTGGTCGGCTTCCGTGGAAGTCAACCATTTCGTAGTTAAGTTCTTTACCCTGTGCATCAGCAATCATCTGCGCCAAAGTCAAGTTATCAATTTCTTCTGTGCCTACCAGGTTAAACTTGGGGCAATGTGCGTGGCCATAATCGCCAGTGTGTTTGTAGTCTTGAGGTAGTGTGTTTAGAATAAACATCAGTCCTTCGGCTACATCCTTTGCGTGTATGTACATACGTGTGCCGGCTTCGGTCTTTTCTGGGTTAGCGTGGATATAAACCTTTTCGCCATCTCTAGCACGTTGGATACACATTGGAATAAACTTTTCTGGATGCTGGCGCTCACCAAACACGTTCATAGTGTGGGTGACAACAATTGGCATCTTGTAGGTATTTTCGTAGGCCACGCAAAACTCTTCTGCAGCCGCTTTACTTGCTGAATAAGGGTTAGTTGAATTATAGCGATCATATTCTTTATAGCTAACACCCGGGGGAGCAACACCAAAGATTTCATCTGTGCTAAAGTATACAAAGCGTTCTAGGTTGGGCAGGTGCTTGCGAGCATAGTCCAACATATTGACTGTGCCTACTGTGTTGTCTTGTACAAACTCCATTGGGAAGGTGATTGAGCGATCCACGTGCGATCCAGCGGCCAAATGTAGGACAATATCAACTGGGCCAATGTCCTTGACAATCATTTCATTTAGTTCAGCTTTAAGGTCGTGAAACACAATGCGTAAGCGAGCAGCTACTTCTGCACGATCGTGATCCTGTAGCATATCGTGTAGACGATTTAAGTTGCCAGAAATATCTAGTCGATCTAAACAGACAATGCGCCAGTCTGTGTCTCGTAAGATCTTATCAATCACGTGATGTGCAATAAATCCGGCACCACCTGTTATTAATACTGTTTTTGACATTTTTTACCTTTTATTCTATTAGCCAGATATATTGAT